CGCGAGCCTCGAAGACGCGTTCCGATTCGCAAACGCGATCGTCGCCAGCGGATTTGCGCCGCGCGGCATGGAGAAACCGGAGGCGGTGCTGGTCGCGATTCAACTCGGGGCGGAGCTCGGGCTCACGCCGATGGCCGCGCTCCAGAACACGGCAGTCATCAACGGCAGGCCAGCGATCTACGGCGACGCCGCGCTCGCCTTGGTCCGCGCATCCGGTCTGCTCGAATCCTTTAACGAGGAGGAGGTGGGCGAGGCCGGCAAAGATTCCTTCGGCGTGCGCGTCACCGCGGTTCGCCGCGATGGCTCGAAGGGCTGCGAGACATTCACGGTGGCCGACGCCAAGGCCGCGAAATTGTGGGGCAAGGCCGGTCCTTGGACGGACTACCCGCGCCGGATGCTGAAATTCCGCGCGCGTGGTTTCGTCCTTCGCGACGTGTTCGGCGACGTCTTGAAGGGACTCCGCACTGCCGAGGAGGTCCGCGACTATCCCGAAGAGCGCAACATCACGCCGCTCTCCGAGAAGGTTTCGGGCGGGCTCACCATGTCGATTACGCAAGGGGGTGGCGCATGAGCACGCTGAACGACCTGCGGCCAACGTATGTGCTGCGGAAATACAGCACGACGCTCCTGCTCGCCGCGCTCCTCGATCGCGCGATGGATCGCGACCAACTCGAAATCGACCGGCTCGAACTCTGCATTGAGAACATCGAGAAGCGGAACGAGGGACGAATCAAAGAGCGCGCCGTCTTGCGCGCAAAACTGGAACAGGAAAACAACGAAAAGAAAGGCACCAAATGAACACCGGAGAAATCAAAAACCAAGCAGTGATAAACAACGCAACGGAGCAATTTCGCTCGCTGCTCGAAACGCACTTCGTGGCAATCGCTCGCGCTGCCGAGGAGTCATTCGTCGAGGAAGAAAACCAAACCGAGCCCAAAGCGAAGGCATCGTTCGCGCTCGAATGGGATGCGCTCTCACTCGCGCCGAAGGTGGTGGTGAAAATCGGATGGAGCGTGCGCTACAAGGACGAGACCGAGGCGATGGTGGACCCGTTGCAGTCGAAGCTGGGACTGGTGGAGGATGCGAAATGAAGACACCAAGCAACGACGGAGGAATGGCATTTCCGACTTGGTTTCCTGAGGAACACTACGGAACGGGCTACCGAGGCATGACCCTGCGCGACTACTTCGCGGGGCAGGCGCTGGCAGGGATGCTCATTAACTACACGACGCAGAAGTTGGGAGTCGGCGAAGAAACATGCGCAAAGGGCGCTTATCAATTTGCCGACGCCATGCTCGCCGCACGCGAGCGCAAGGAGGACGCGCCATGATCGCCGAACCCAACGAAGTCTATCACGCGAACGAAGCGATCTCGCACTCAAAGCTCGAGCTATTCCGCCGCCGTCCCATCTCGTATTACCGCCGCTTCGTCGCGAAGACCGTGGCGCGACCGGAGCCCACGGAAGCGTTTCGCCTCGGCTCGGCGGCTCACTGCGCGGTGCTTGAGCCCGCGACATTCTGGGACCGCTACGCGCTGCGACCGGAGGGCATCGACCGGCGAACGAAGGATGGTAAGATTGCGTTTGCGGAGTTTGAGGCTGCGAACGTGGGCAAGACCGTAATCGACCAAGGCGAGGCCGGTAGCGTGCGAGAAATGGCCGTGGCGGTGCAAAATCATCCGCTAGCGGCGCAGCTATTGGGCGCTGGCTCTCCCGAGTTAAGCTGGCGCGTTGCTCCTGCGGGCGGCATGGCTCTGCAATGCCGCACCGACTGGTTCAACCGTGCGGGCTGCGAGTTGAGCGGCGGGCGCCCCTACATCGCGGACCTAAAGACCGTCGAGAGCTTGGACGCGGACGCCTTCCGCAACTTCGAGCGCGCGTGCTTCAATTTCGGATACCACCGGCAAGCGGGATTCTATTTGCCGCTCATCACGGAAATCATCGGGTCACCGGTGTTCGATTTCTTTTTCGTGGCCGTGGAAAAGTGCGAGCCCTACGGCGTGGCGGTTTATCGGCTCAGTGACGCAGCGACGGCGCGCGGGCACGATGAAACGATCACAGACTTGATTCGGCTTCAGTCGTGCATTAAGAGCGAGCAATGGCCCAACCTCCCGAACGATCTCCGAGAAATCGGACTGCCGAAGTGGTATGGGGGGACCGAATGAAAAACGCAACTGACTTGGCTTTCTTCGTGATCTTCTTGGCCGTGCTCATCGTGGCGTATCCGTTTATCTTTACGCGAAAGGACGACGACGATGATCTCTGACGCACTCACAGTCGCCGCGATCTTTGCGGGCGGCGGGCTACTTGGCTACATCATCGGCGCGGCGCGAGGCCGCAAGCGCGGGCGCGACGAGCAATGGGTCGAGAGCTTCCTTGCCTACGAAAAGCGCGAGAAGGCGCGACGAGAAGCAGACGGACGATTCAAATCAAAAACAAAATGAACAAACGAAAATCCAACGAGGCGAAGCGTATCCAGTGCGACACCATGCTCGCGCAGTTTATGCCCGTTAAAACGATCGCGCAGGCCCTTAGAATGAGCCGTGGGACCGTGAGCGAACGAGCGAAGCGCGCGGGGATGACGAGGCAATACATCACCGACGAGGAGCAAGGTCATCTGCACGCTCGCAGGTCGGGGCTTATCGCTCGGGAATGGATGAACGCGAAATGAGCACGCTCGCATTTACAATCACCGGCGAGCCGAAGGGACAGCCGAGGCCGCGAGCGTTTGCGCGGAAGATGGGCTCGATTCACGTCGCGAGGTTTTACGATAGCGACGTGGCGGACGCGTGGAAGCGAGCGGTGCAGATCGCGCTGCTTGAAATGGCGAAGCAGACCCGATGGGAACTCACGCTAGGGCCGGTCTCGGTCTCGCTCAATTTCGCAATGCCGAGGCCCAAGTCGCACTCAGGGATGAAGGGGCTCAAGTCGAGCGCACCGGTGCATCACGTTGGAAAGCCGGACGTGGACAACCTCGCGAAGCTCATGCTTGACCAGATCACGCGCAGCGGGAATGTATGGCGCGACGACTCGCAGGTCGTCAGCCTGACCGTGCACAAGTTCTGGGCGGTCGCGAACGAGCAAGGGTGCTCGGTTTCGATCTCTACGCTCGGGATTTGAGTTTACAGCGGGGGCGAAAGCTGAGAGAGTCGAAACAGGTCGTAAGAAGCCTAAGATGAAATTATCAACAGAACTTTGTCCGTCAGTCTGCGCGAGGCGTGTTTCATCGCCAATCTCTTACCGCGTGGGCTGACGGACTTTTTGTTTTATGAATACCAGCGAAGACGGAAAAGAAATAATCTGCGAAACCAAGATGGAGGTTTCAGCTTACATCACAGAAGGCGGCGGCATTGCGATCGAGCAACTCGATCCGATGATGAATGAGTCAGGGCTGATCGTTATCCAAAAAAGCGACGTTTCTCCTTTGATTCGCGCTCTGAGCAAACTCAAAAAACGCTTATGAGCATCGGCTACACCAAACTCTTTTCCAGCATCGTGACCTCGACGATCTGGGTCGAATCAGACCGGACGCGCATCGTGTGGATTACGATGCTGGCGATGGCGGACAGGAACGGCGAGATTCAAGCATCCATTCCCGGACTCGCTCGATTGGCTGGCGTGCCGATTCCAGACTGCGAGGAGGCGCTCGCAAAGTTCATTGCGCCTGACCGCTACTCGCGAACACCGGACGACGAGGGGCGTCGCATCGAAAAGATCGAGGGAGGCTGGGCGCTGCTGAACCATGCAAAGTATCGGGAGATGGCGAGCAGGGATGACAGCAAGGCGGCGAACACCGAACGTCAGCGGAGGCACCGCGAAAAGGAAAAGCGTAACGGCATAGTAACGCCATGTAACGCCACAGTAACGCCAAGTAACGTCACAGTAACGCATCCTCTGCACATAGCAGAGGCAGAGGCAGAGGCAGAGGCAAGGAATACACATACAGCGCCGGTTCCCGTCGCGGTGGTAGAGCCTGCCGATTGTCCGTTTCCGCCAGAGGTCACGAAAGCCGCTAAAGCGCGCAAGGTGCTTATCGACGCGCTCGCGGCTTGCGGTGGAGCCGACCCTTTGCAAGTCGTCGCCTCTGCATGGTCTGGAATCGGGAAAGCTCTGGCGGACATCAAAGGGGTATGCCCGCAGGTCACGCCTGAGGAAATCGAGCGCCGGTCCGCGAACTACCGCACGCACATGAGCGCCGACACCATCCTCACCCCCCACGCACTCGCGAAAAATTGGGCGCTCTGCGACAAGCCGAATCCACGAAACAAGCC